CCGACGACTGTCCGGTGACCGTCTCGCCGACCTCGAACGTATCATCCGGTATCCCGACAAGTATCGAGTCTGAACGTTCCTCAAGAAGAACACCGGTCGCACCGGAGGTCGTTCCGACGACCGCTTCGGATTCCGTAAACGGACCAGATGTCACATTCGCAAAGAACAACTCGAACTGCTCGGGCACTCTTGCGTCAAATGAAACGTTGATCGTAAAGTTATCGTCCTCGTTTGCATCGGTCGGTGTGATCGTGGTCTGTTGTGTCGAGAACGGTTCACCACTCGTCGTCATGTCCGGATCAGAGATGTTCGTCTTGGTCTCTCGAATGATCGCTCCCGAATCCGTCAGTCCGCCATAGTATTTAATGCGTGTGTCAAACGTCAGTGTATAGATCAGTGACCGACGAGTCTCGAAGTCACCCTCATAGTCGTCGTTCAGACTGACACCGGTCAGAACAAACGGCATGTCTGACTGAAAGTTGTTGTCGACCTCGTTGACCGTCACCGAGTACTCGGGCTGAAAGAACGGCAGAATCTGTTCGAGTATCTGCAGTGCATCGTCGGTGTGTTTGGCCATGATACTGAGTTCGAACGACAAACGATATGTCGAGGGATAGAACATTGTCTTTCTTGACGTTGTCGACGTACCCGGAACATTCAGTCTGGTTCCGCGTGTCAATCGTGTCGTCTCGTCGTACTCCAGACCAGTGATCTCAAACGACATACGTGGTAACTTGATCGCCAGTCGCGGATCATTCAGTTGTTCTTCCTGACGAATACGTGCCAAGAACTTCTGACGCGGGCCGTACGAAAGAGGCACCTTGATCTGTTGCAGTGCATTACCCGAACCGTCACGTTTTACGACCGTCAGGTTATTGAACAGTGTACCGAAGACGGCCACCGCACGTCGTGTGTGTTCGTTATAGAAGTGACCCGAAAACATTATGGTGTATTCCCCGGTTCGCCGAACGGATTTGTGACCGAAAAGTCAATGATCTGATCACCGTCGATCTCGAACTGCGTGTTGTCCGCGAACTCATCGGTCTCGTCGGGTATGTACTGATCACCGATATCTGCAAGATCGTACTCTTTCAGAACCGACCATCCGGTGTCGGATTCGTCGTCGACCAAGAAGATGTTACCCAAAGACGGATCGAACGATCGGAGTTCACCGTCCGTCGAGGACACACCGACCAGAGTCAGATCTCCCTCGCGTCCCTGACCGGAGTCCGCTTCCTGCGTCGTGACAAAGTCTGCAACCTCACCGGATACAACGATAAGTTCCTGATCCGATGCCTCCTGCTGAACGAATTGAAAGACCTGTGTTCCGGCGGCGAATCCCGTTGAACCACCAGAGATCGACAGGACGGTCTTGGATGCGTGTTCACGTTCGAATTGATCGACCTCGGCGATACCCGTATCTATTCTCTGAGAACTATACTCATAGAGTTCACACTGTAACTCGTAGATCGGTAGATCACTCAACCGATAGAACGGTTGCTCGTGTTCGACGAATTTGATCTCGAACAACGAGTTCGCAAGAGGCAGATAGATCAGATCACCCTCGCGAGGACGATCGGATGCAACCTTGTTGTCGTCGATCGAGACGAGTTGATCAAAACGTCGACGTGCGAGAATGAATGTTGCCTGATCGCGAATCTCGAGACCGAATTTCGAAAGCAGTGTACCTTCTCCGTCGAATCCCTCGGTGTTCGCTACATACATCTCGATCATATACGCTGATGAAAAACGAGAGTAGTCCTCGTTCAGGATCTCGTCCGACGTGATTGCCGTACGCGGAATATAGAACGTCTCCTGACCGTATAGACGCAGACCCTCTATGATCAGGTCCTCGTACAAGAACTGTTCAGTACGTACAGCTGGAGAGAAGTATAGATTAGTGGGCATTACAAATCAACCCTATCTAAAGGAGTGTATCCCATTTCAATAAGTTGATTCCACTTTTCAGTGTTTTGTCTGGCCATCTTAAATGCATTACCATCCGGAGAATTTAGTCTTTTCAGACCAATCTTACTTTGTCCGACCTTTGCTCTTTTTTCAGGATCGGCCATGATATTATCGGCACCAGTTTTCTTGCCCTTCTTGCCCTCACTGATCTTCTTGCAAAGTTCAGGAGATTTGTTCTTAAAGTTGGCACCGTGTTTTTCTGACTTAGCAAAAGCGGCTCTCTTATTTGCCTTCGTCTGTTCCGATTCTTTCACACCTTTTTTATAAGAGTTATTTTTTAATAATTCAGATTTTTTTCTTCGACCTTCTTCAGTCAGATAAGATTTACCAGTTAGTGTTTTACTTATTTTATCCCTATGTTCTTGTGATTTGATTTTACCGATACTACTTTGAGACATTTTTCTTTTTGATTCTTCTGTGTGTTTGCCGTATCGATAACACCCATCACCATTGTGACGGTTGTAAAATTGATCATCGTTCTTAGCATCAACAGAACGAAGTAATACTGTCTCTAAATTCGTCATGTCTTTACATAAACCAGTAGCAATTATTTCACGAGTGAAGTCGTTTGGACGATTCAAATACTGTTCTTTCATGTACTTACTTGAACAAATATAACCATCATCAACAGAACCCTTATGCCAACCAATATAAAGTTGATTAGTGGCATGATCAGTCCAACAATACACAAAAGCTTCATCAATCATTTTTTTATCCGATGCTGAAGTCAATCGGGAATTCGTACTTCAGTTGCATCTCTTCCTCAATCTGCTGAATCTCCTCGGTCGCCTCGTCGAACAACTGCTGACCGTTCAACGTGACACCGCCCGGAAGTTCCATACCCTCGAACTTCTTGAGATTCACACCCCAGTTACGTTTGATCAGTGCGGTCAGATATCGTTTGAGAAACAGATCGTTGTAGACCTTAACGTTCTGGTCGGGATCAACGATGCGATATGCCTCGACGACGAGATACTCACCGACACTGAGATAACGATCAAGTTCGACGTTAAGATACAACTTGTTCTGATGTCGTGCGAACTCGACCTGCGGTGTGCCGTTTAGCATCATGTCGACGGTGTTGATGTACTTCTGTACGTGCACGTAGTTCGCGAGATTTCCGGAGAACCCGAGGTTGTACATGTCATTGAGTGACATCTGATATCGCGCATCGAACATGTTGACCGACGAGTTCTCGAAGGTGAAAGGTAGAATGCGCACGACCGTCAGGATCGAGTCCGGAATCGTAATGAACTCGTTGTCGACGTCGGCCTGTGTTAACTCGTGTTTAAAGAAGTCACGATAGATCGCATCGGAGTGATACTCCTGATAGAACTGCAGTGCCTCGTCGACGCGATCTTCGATCTGATCAGCATCTATGTTGATCTCGAGTACGGGTGCGCCGAGATTGCGAAGGCAGTAATCTATCAGTGTTTGTCTTGAGTTAGGTATCATATCGTAGTAGTACCGTCTTTATGATCTGTGTTCGATACTACTATTTATACATAAAGAAACCAAAGCAAAGAACGGTAACTAGGATGACGTACCGAACTTCGCTTTGGTTACAACGAATTCAATTATTCAGAAGAATTCGTTGGTTCAGTCGGCCATGTGACGTCTCTAGGAAAACCTTCCTGCTCAGGAATATCGCGCAGTTCTTGGCGATACGTTGCCCATGCGGTCTGATCGACAGGAGCGTCCGGCACCTGTGTCCAGTCGGACTGATCAAGAAGACGGTCACGTTTGGCGCGAACACGCTTGGCCACCGCTTCAACAGGCGGCTCAGGCGGCTCGGGCATTTTCCACGACCCATCGGACTGTCGCTCCGCACCGATCTCTACACCGGCACGACGAGGAGCGGAGACCAACTCGCGGCCGTCAGGATCGACCCAGTCAGAAGGTGCGATTACCACGTTTACAATTTTATCGTTTTCTACTATTGCTACACGTTCCATTTTATTAGTACTCCACTACTATAAAGCCGTCGCCGCCGTCGCCGTTGCCGCCGGTGCCGCTGCCGCCGCCGCCGCCGTCGCTGCCGTCGCCGCCGGCGCCTTC